CCAGCAGGTTATAGCCGCGGTCAATTATTAGGTGTAAGTAAACTAAAATTCAACCCTAATCAGGTTGAAAGAGATGCTCTTTATAAGAAAGGTATCAATCCAATAGTTGCTCAACCTGGTCAAGGTATTCTTCTCTTCGGCGATAAAACATACCAAAGAAAACCTTCTGCGTTTGATAGAATCAACGTACGTAGGCTATTCATTGTCTTAGAAAAGGCAATTTCGACTGCATCCAAATTTCAATTGTTTGAATTAAACGATGAGTTTACCCGTGCAATGTTCCGTAATATGGTTGAACCATTCTTAAGGGACGTTAAAGGTAGACGTGGTATTAATGACTTCTTAGTTGTTTGTGACGAAACAAATAACACTGGAAACATTATTGATACTAATCGTTTTGTGGCTGATATCTATATTAAGCCAGCTCGTTCAATTAACTTTATCACACTTAACTTTATTGCAACACGCACTGGAGTTGAATTTAGTGAGATTGTTGGTACAGGAAACTAATATAAATAATATAAAAAGGAAACAACTATTATGGCAACTGTAGACAACTTTAAATCAAAACTAATTGGTGGCGGTGCAAGAGCTAATCTCTTCAAAGCGACATTAACATTCCCAGGATACGCCGAAGGCGATGCTGAATTATCTTCATTCATGTGCAAAGGCGCCCAAATGCCTGCGAGTGTAGTCAACAACATTGAAATCCCTTATCGTGGACGTCAATTAAAAGTAGCTGGTGATCGAATATTCGAAAACTGGACAGTAACTATTATCAATGATTCTGGTTATGAAGTCAGAAACGCAATGGAGCGATGGATGAATGGTATTAACGAACACGTGGCTAACACCGGTTTAGTTAATCCTAATGATTATACATCTGATCTTTTCATTGATCAGCTCGATAAAGCTGGAGCAACAACTAAATCATATACTATCAGAGACGCATTTCCAGTAAATGTATCAGCGATTGATGTAAGTTACGATTCGGCAGATACAATTGAAGAATTCACTGTTGAGTTTGCTTACCAGTATTGGGAATCAAACACCACAACTTAAAGTTTTAACTAAGATATACGCACTAAGCGGAGGTCCAAACCCTCCGCTTATTGTTGTATAAATATTATTATGGAATTATTCGGATACGACATTAGTAAAAAAGTATCGGCCAAAACAACGGCTCGAGAAGAAAAGATCATTTCGCCTATACCCAAAGTTAGCGACGATGGAGCAACTAATGTTGCAGTAAGTGGTGGAGGATACTACGGAAGTGTTTTAGATTTATCTAACACTGATGCAGTTTCTGATCATGACTTAATTATCAAATATCGCGATGCGGCGGCTATGCCTGAGTGCGACGCAGCAGTAAACGATATCGTAGATGGCGCTATAGCGTCAGGCGATACATCTGCACCTATTAGTTTACACTTAGAAGATTTGCGGCAGCCCGCAAGTGTAAAAAAAGGAATACTAAAAGAATTTTCAAAGATTTTAGAATTATACAACTTTAACGAAAAAGCGTCAGACTATTTTAGAAACTGGTATATCGACGGTAGAGCTTATTTTCATGTTATTATTGATAAAGAAAACCCACAAAAGGGTATTGTAGAATTACGTCAGGTTGAACCTACACACATAAGCAAAGTAAAAGAAATAGAAACAAAACGAGATAAAAAGACTTCTGTTGAATACGAACATATCTCCGACGAATACTACGTATACTCAAATAATCTAAACGGTGCCAGCGCTACTGGAGTCAAATTCGCAAAGGATGCTATCATACAAGTAACATCTGGTCTTATGGATTCTCACAGAACGAGATCAATAGGCCACTTGCATAAGTCTTTGAAATTGGTTAACCAATTAAGATACATGGAAGATTCTTTAGTGGTTTACAGAGTTTCAAGAGCACCAGAACGTAGAATATTTTATGTAGACGTAGGTAATTTACCTAAAGGTAAAGCAGAAGAATACGTACAACAGGTCGTATCGAGATATAGAAATAAATTAGTGTACGATGCTTCAACTGGTAATATCAGCGATGACCGTAGACACATGTCTATGTTAGAAGATTTTTATTTACCGAGAAGAGAAGGCGGTAGAGGTACCGAAATTACTACATTACCAGGTGGTGATAACTTAGGTCAAATCGAAGATGTGCAATTCTTTCAAAAGAAACTGTATAGATCTTTAAACGTTCCTTTAGCAAGATTAGAACAAGAAAGCGCTTTCTCAGTTGGTAGATCCAGCGAAATTACACGAGAAGAAGTAAAATTCCAGAAGTTTGTCGATAGACTAAGGAAAAAATTCTCTTTCATGATTATTGATGCTTTAAGAATTCAGCTAATACTAAAAGGTGTTATAACAGAATCTGATTGGTACACAATGAAAGAGTACATTACAGTAGATTATCTAGAAGATAACTATTTCTCTGAAATGAAAGAATTTGAAATTCTTAGAGAACGCCTAGAAATGGCACAACAAATGGATGATCTTTTAGATAAGGGATTCGTATCTAAGAAGTATATTCGTCAAACGGTACTAAAACAAACTGAAGAAGATATTGAAAGACTGGCCAGTGAAATAGAAGAAGAATCTGAAGAATCCGGCGAAGAAGGCGAAGAAGACGATTTAGATTTCTAATCAACAAAGGTTGATACTATAAAGGCTATTGTGTGGCCTTTCAAAAACTAAAATATTATAAATAGAATCATGAAAGCAGAAGAAATATTTAAGGGTATAATTACTAATAACCCTGTTAAATCCGCCAAAGCATTTGGTGAAGGAGTGCGTGAAAAATTAGATAGCGCGCTTGAAGTTCGTAAAGTAGGTCTTACATCATCAATATTTAATAAAACGATCGAAAAATGAAATTAATTACAGAACAGTTAGATTCCAACATTAGCTACATCACAGAAGCTAATGAAAAAGGCGAAAAGAACGTATACATCGAAGGTGTATTTATGCAAGCCGAAAAACAGAATCGCAACAATAGAATTTATCCTAAAGATGTATTGGCTAAAGCAACAGCTAAATACGTTAAGGAGCAGGTTGTAACTGGTAGAGCCGTTGGTGAATTAGATCACCCTCAAGGGCCCCAGATTAACCTTGATAAAGTTTCACACAGAATCACCGAACTTAAATGGAACGGTAATGATGTTGTTGGAAAGGCGCTGATACTAGATACACCTATGGGTAAAATAGTGAAAGGGCTCGTCGAAGGCGGGTGCAAGTTAGGCGTCTCTAGTCGTGGTATGGGAACAGTTGAGGAAAAAGGAAAAACATCATTTGTTAAGAACGATTATGTTCTTGCAACTGTTGATATTGTCCAAGATCCAAGCGCTCCATCAGCTTTTGTTGATGGCATAATGGAAGGCGTCGAGTGGATTTACGAGAATGGAATTCTTACACCTCAACAAATTGAAGAATATGAGACAGAAATTAAAAAGGTACCAATTGGGCGGATTAGTGAAGCTCAAGAAAGAATCTTTAGGGATTTCCTCTCCAAACTCTAATTCATAATAAGGAAACTTAAAAAATATGTCAAACGATAACAAAGAACAAATCGTTGAAGATGTTGAAGAAAAAGATCTTGTTGAGAACCAGGAGCTTGAAGTTGAAGAAACCGAAGCGGTTGTTGAAGAAACAACTGAAGAAGTTTCAGAGGAGACTGAAGTTACTGAGGACCAACCTTTATCTGATGCTGTCTTAAACGTATTACTTGGTGAAAAAACCAAGAAAGAAGAAACGGAAGAAGAATCCGAAGAGGAAGAGGAAGAATCCGAAGAAGAAGTAGAAGAAGCTAAAAAGGTAAAAGAAGACGAAGATGAATCAGAAGATGAATCTGAAGAAGATGAGGAAGAAGTTTCCGAATCTGCTGAAGATGAAGACGAAGATGAAGACGAATCTGAAGTTGCTGAAGAAGTCGAAGAAGACGAAGACGAATCTGATGAAGTCGAAGAAGACGAAGAAGAGGAAGAAGAATCTGATGAAGACGAAGTAGAATTACCTGAAGTAAAAACAAAGGCTGGTTATCTAGCATCTAGTTTTGATAAGCTAAAAGGTATGAAAAAGACAGAACTTGTTAGTGCATTCAGTGCATTAAACATGACTGAGGAAGATGAAGACGAAGTAGAAGTTCCAAAGACTAAAGCTGATATTATAAACTCTGTTTATGGTCAACTTAAGGCGATGAAGAAGGACGACTTAATGGCTTCATACCAATCAATCATGGCATCAAACTACGAAAGCGTTAAGGAAGAAACAGAAGCAAATCTTTTTGCTGATGACCTTAAAGTTTTAGCTAGTACTGATCAAGAATTGACTGAAGACTTCAAAGCAAAAGCTTCTATCTTGTTTGAAGGTGCTGTCGCAAATAAAGTGGCCGAGATTAAAGAATCATTGGAAGCTGAATATTCAGAAAATCTACAGGAAGAAGTTACTTACGTTCGTGAGTCTCTTGTTGCTAAGATTGATGATTATCTTTCATATGTTGTTGAATCTTGGATCGAAGAAAATCAAGAGTTTGTTGATAACAAACTTCGTACAGAAATTTCAGAGAATTTCATGAAAGCGCTGCAAAGTACTTTCACTGAACATTACATTGAAGTTCCTGATTCAAAAGTTGATCTTGTAGATGAACTTTCAGACGAAGTCACATCAATAAAAGAATCTTTAGAGATTGCTAACGCAGAAAAATCTGAACTTGCTAGTCAAGTTGAAGAACTTTCTCGTGAAAAGGTTATCTCTGAAGCAACTAGTGATTTAGCTTCAACACAAGCTGGTAAATTTAATAAACTTCTTGAAGAAGTTACATTTGAAAATACTGAGCAGTTTGCTGAAAAGGTAGCAACTATCAAAGAAGGTTTCTTTTCAGAGTCAGCTTCAACTGAAGAAGTCTCTCAATTGGACGAAGACAAATCCGTTACTACAAATGTAGAAACAATCGTAGAAGGTCTAGTGGATGCTAACGCAAATCTTCCAAAAGATATGCAGAAGTATGTTCAGCACCTTTCACGATTTAACCCATAATCAAATAAACTAAAATTCTAACAACAAAAAAGGAATTATTTAAAATGTTAAACGCAGAAAAAGAAATTAAAAAGTGGGCACCAGTATTAGAACATGCTGATGCTGCACCGATCACAGATCGCTACAAGAAAGCTGTAACCGCTAAGCTTCTCGAAAATACCGAAAAGGCTATTAGAGAAGAAAACGCGCATTCCAGCTATTCTTTGAATGAAGGACTAGGTACAGATACTTCATCTGGTAATATGCCTGGTCAAGGAACTGGATTTGATCCAATCCTTATCTCGCTTGTACGCCGTGCAATGCCAAACCTTATTGCTTATGATGTAGCAGGTGTCCAGCCAATGTCTGGTCCTACTGGTCTTATCTTCGCAATGGAACCACGCCATGAGTCTAACTCAACAGCTGGTATCACAAGTGCAGACGCTGCAGCATTCGCACCAGGTGTAGAACCTGGTGATGTTGCTGGTGCAGGTACAGGTACTAACACTGGTAATACTGGTGCATTCAACTCAGACGTTACAACAGATGCTTCTGCAGAAGCTATTTTTGATGCCGACAATATCGGTTTCAATGTAGAAGATTCAGAAGACGCTAACATTGCTGGTGAAATGGGTTTCACACTGTCCAAGACAGTTGTTGAAGCTAAAACACGCCAACTGAAAGCTGAATACACAATGGAAATGGCACAAGACTTGAAAGCAGTTCATGGTCTTGACGCTGAAGCCGAATTGGCTAACATCCTATCTGGTGAAATTCTCGGTGAAATCAATCGTGAAATTATCCGTACAATCATCAAACAAGCTAAGCTTGGTGTAACTGGTGTCCAAAACACCGCTAAGTTAGACCTATCAGCAAGTAATGATTCAATTGGCCGTTGGGCAGTTGAAAAATATCAGTACCTTGCATTCGCTATTGAGAAAGAAGCAAACAAGATTGCTGAAGAAACACGTCGTGGAAAAGGTAACTTCGTTATCTGTTCTTCAAACGTAGCTTCTGCTCTTGCTGGTGCTGGTAAGTTAACATTCGGTGGCGATGGCTCCTTGAATGTAGACTCAACTGGTAACACATTTGCTGGTGTTCTTAATGGTTCACTTAAGGTGTATGTTGATCCATACGCTGTCGGTGATTACGCAGTGGTAGGTTATAAGGGAGATAGTGCTTATGATGCAGGTATATTCTACTGCCCATACGTACCTCTTACAATGATCAAAGCAGTTGGAGAAAATACTTTCCAACCTAAGATTGCATTCAAGACTCGTTACGGAATCGCAACAAACCCATTTGTAACTGCAAGTGGCGGCGCGGCTGGTAACACATCTAACCTGAATCAATACTACCGTAAGTTCGGTGTTGTTGGTATCTAATTAGATATCGGTTAAAGCAACCTTTAAACTTAAAGAGGAGTTCTTCGGAGCTCCTCTTTTTTTGCGTTATAAATAGATATATGGCTGGAACAAACTTAACAAGTAATATCAATCTTTTAGCACCAACTGGTTTTAAACTTACGATCAACCGTGAAAAGTTCGCGAACACCGAATACTTTATCACGTCTTTTTCTATACCAGACATCGCGGTATCTGCGGTTGAAACACGATATCGTGGTGTGATATCGTACGAATCAGGCGAGCCTAGACAGTTTGGTGATTTGTCAATTCGATTTGCGATTGATGAAGATATGAAAAACTATAACGAAATATACGATTGGCTAAAAAGCAATTCTAATCAAGGTTCGAATAAAGGTCAGATAGAAAGACACGACATGATTCTATCTGTTTTGTCAAGCCATAATAACGTTACGAAACAATTTCAATTCAGGGATGCATTCCCTACCACTATTGGTGGTGTTGAGTTTAGTACTCAAAATACAGATGTTGAATATTTGCAGGCAGATGTTACATTTAGATACACTGAATATGACATTATAAAATAAGAATAAATAACTTTATATTATGATTAACTTGGAACAAATCCTAGAGATGTGGAAGAAAGACACAATCATCGATGACGTATGTTTAGATGATGAAACAATAAAGTCTTCTAAATTACACGCCAAATACCTTGAACTTTTTTCAATGGCTAAGCTTATGCTAAAGAAAAAAGAAATGGAACAAGAATCCATGAAAAAGGATAAGTGGCTTTACTATAACGGTAAGATGTCGCAAGAAGACATGGACAACCGTAAATGGAAATATGATCCATTCGATGGTATGACTAAACCATTAAAGAGCGACATGGACATGTACTACTCCACTGATAAAGATATGGTGCGGATTAAAGCACAGATAGATTATCAGAAAACTATCATTGATACTCTTGAAGAAATCATGGGCAACATACGCTGGAGGCACACCCACATCAGGAACATTATTGATTTTAAGAAGTTTACTTCTGGAATGTAATGCTAAAGGCAAGAAAAAATTTACCAGATCTGTTACAAAATAATTCTATTGGGATAGAATTAGGCGTTGCTGCAGCTTCTTATACAAAGGTGTTATACGATTCTAAAAAATTTAAAACACTTTATGGAATAGATATGTGGAATAGCAGAGGTCATACTGATGATGAAATGAAATCTGCAAAAAAACTTGTTCCTAATGTAAAAATTATGCATGGCACATTTGAGCAATTTGTGAATAAGTTTGAAGATAACTTTTTCGATTTTATTTACATAGATGGATATGCACATACCGGACAAGACGATGGAAAAACACTGTATGATTGGTGGCCAAAATTAAAAGTTGGAGGTATATTTTCAGGCCATGACTATTGCAAGAAATACGCTGAAACTATAAAAAGAGTAGATGCTTTTTATAATAAAAACATCGATAACATTGTTCCGTGGTCACTTAACGTAACAAACGATGTTGATAATTTTCCGTCTTGGTATTTTTATAAAAGATGATAACCGCACACAGAAAAGACGAATCTCGAATTTTTTTAGAAAGCCAAGACACCGGCCTTCTTATGGAGTTGTGCGAGTACTTTACCTTTTACGCTGAAGGATACAAGTTTATGCCAGCTTATAGAAATAAGTTATGGGATGGAAAAATACGTTTGTTTGATAGACGTTCTAATACTTTGCCTTATGGCTTACTCAAAAGAGTAGCAGAGTTTTGTTACGAAAGAAACTACAAAATTGAATATGATGATTCTTTAAAGAACAACACCTTATTCGAAGAAAAGGGAGAACTAGAAAAATTTGCTAATAATCTTTCTTTATCGAATGGCGGTAAAACTATTACACCTCGTGATTACCAGTTAGATGCGTTTATCCACGCTGCGCAAAACCATAGATGTTTACTGTTATCTCCTACTGGATCTGGTAAATCGCTTATCATCTATATGTTACTAAGATACTTTTTAGATAACGACATGGATAAAAAGGCGCTGGTGGTAGTTCCTACAACATCGTTGGTTGAGCAGATGTATAAAGACTTTGACGAGTATTCAAAAAACGATAGTACCTTTTCTGCAGAAGAAGATGTGCACCGAATTTATTCAGGAAAAGAAAAGCACGATTTTGATCAGTCAGTGGTAATTACTACATGGCAAAGCGCTATTAAATTGCATGCAAGTTGGTTTGTTCAATACGGCTTTGTAGTAGGTGATGAAGCTCACACCTTTAAAGCTAAATCGTTAACTACAATTATGAATCGATTGACAGAAGCGTACGTGCGAATAGGAACTACAGGAACCATTGATGATGCTATCTCTAATCAAATGACGTTAGAAGGTAATTTCGGACCTATTCGAAAAGTTACAACTACAAAGGAGTTGATTGATTCTAACACGTTAGCACAATTGACTGTGCAGTGTTTAGTACTAAAGTATTCAGACGAAGAAAAGAAGATATGCAAAGGACTGAAATACCAAGATGAAATCGATTTTATCGTGAGCCATGAAAAACGTAATCGATTTATTGTGAATCTTACGTGTGATCAGCAGGGGAATTCTTTAGTGCTATACAATCTGGTGCAAAAACACGGTAAGCCTCTTTACGATATGTTTGTTGAAAAATGCAAAAGCACAGGACGTAAAGTATTCTTTGTATCAGGTGCAGTAAACGCTGAAGAGCGCGAAAGAATACGAGCTATTACTGAAAAGGAAAAGAACGCGATTATTGTTGCGAGTGTGGGTACCTTTAGTACAGGTATAAATATAGTTAACCTGCACAATATAATGTTTGCTTCACCAACAAAATCACAAATAAGAGTTTTACAATCTATCGGAAGAGGATTAAGAAAAACAGAAGATGGTCAAGGGACGACTATTTACGATTTAGCTGACGATTTGTCATGGAAGAAATCTAAGAACTACACCTTGAATCACGCAATTGCACGAGTTAAAATATACACTAAAGAGAAGTTTAACTATAAAATCAGTGAGGTGCCACTATGAGCGATTATAACCCATCAGACGATTTAAAACAACACATGCGTGAAGCAGCAATAATGAGCTATCGATTAGTGGACGGCAGTTACATATTGGCAGAAGAAATAGATGCTGACGAAGAAAACAACGTGATATACATTGCTGACGCGTTAGAACTTAATGTTATAGGTGCAAGAGCGTACTTCACTTGTTGGTTAGATTCAGAAGAAGATGAAATGATCCAGCTTGTCGGAGATAAGATCGTAGGTCGTACAGAGACACCGATGCATCTAAAAATGGATTACCATAGATACTATATACTTCAGAAATTGAAGAACGTTTTAACGAAAGACGAAATAAGTAAAGTAATTGAAGAGATGTTTAATCCTCCAGTTGATAATCAAGATTTAACAGATGAATACGAAGAGGAAGAAAAATGGAAAACCGATGGCGGTATTAGTTCTGAAAAGAATTTGAAACCCGATTATGGATTTGAATCAACCTCTGACTACCATTTTAAATGGAGAAAGAAGTTTAAAGGAAACAACTAGTCATACCCTTTCCTTGTTTGGTTTTAATTATTATACCAAAAAAGCAGACAGTTGTAAATAAAAAAGTGCGAAAAAGGGTAACTTTTTTTATTTACTTTTGAGTGATAATATAGTATAATAGATACAGAAAATAATGAAAAGCGAACCTAATAAAAAACCTAAAATTAAACCTAGGGATAAACCACACTACGTAAACAATAAACAGTTTTCCCAGTCAGTAGTAGATTATGTCACCTCTGTGAATGAAGCTCGTGAAAAGATGGTAGATGAGCCTAGAATTACAGAGTATATCGGCACATGTTTTCTAAAAATTGCAGAAGGATTATCGCACAAACCAAATTTCGTAGGGTACACATACCGCGAAGAAATGGTCATGGATGGAGTAGAAAATTGTATTAAAGCAATAATGAATTACGATGTTAAAAAGGCAACACGTACTGGATTACCAAACGCCTTTGCTTACTTTACACAAATTGTGTACTTTGCCTTTTTGCGCAGAATAGCTAAAGAGAAGAAGCAGCAAGAAATAAAAGAAAAATATATAGACTATGCTGGAGCTAGCGCCTTTATGGAAATTGGCGATCATCCAGATTCAAATGGCATCGTTGATAGAGTACGTTATAAATCACAAAGAATTAGATACAATGACGATAAGATTAAACAGTTTGGAAAAGAACTTAAAAAACGTGCTAAGAAAAAAGTAGTAGGCGGATTAGAAAAATTTCTATAATACATTATGCGAATAGCGATATTGAATGATACTCATGCCGGAGTTAAAAATGGTGCTGATATCTTTTTAGATTATTCAGAAAAATTTTATGATGAAACCTTTTTTCCGTACTTGGTTGAACACGGAATAAAGAAGATAATTCACTTAGGTGATTATTTCGAGCATCGTAAGTATGTAAACTATAAAGTTCTTGAACATAACTACGAAACGTTTGTTTCTAAGTTATACGAGCATGATATGCACATGGATATTATTCCAGGAAATCATGACGTTTATTTTAAGAACACTAACAACCTAAATTCGCTTGAACAAATTCTAAGTAAGTATAGTGATCGTATTCATATACACATGGATCCAAAAGTAATTAATTATGATGGATTAGATATTGGCTTAGTTCCGTGGATAAGCAAAGATAACGAAGAAGAATGTATGGAGTTTATGCGTACTGCTTCTGCTCCTATTCTTATGGGTCACTTAGAACTTGGCGGTTTTAGATATATGGCTAATGCTAATATCACATCACATGGTATGGGCACAGAAATTTTTCAAAGATATGAAGCTGTTTATTCTGGCCATTATCATACAAAGAGTACACAGGAAAATGTAACGTATCTTGGTACTCAATTTGAACTTACTTGGTCTGATGCTGGTGATCCTAAATACTTTCATGTATTAGATACTGATACCCGCGATATTTTGCCAGTGCGTAATCCTGCGGTGTTGTTTCAAAAAATTATCTATGATGGTGATGACGAGCCAACACTTGAACAGGAAAGAATAGAAGGAACATATATCAAAGTTGTTGTAAGTAATAAAAAAGATCTATTTGCCTTTGATCAGTTCATGGACAAGTTGTATAATCTTAATCCACACGAAGTACGCATTATAGAAAACTTTGATGAACTTGCAGGTGGTAGTATCGACGATGACGATGTTGATACTGTCGATACACCTACACTATTAAACAGTTATATCGACACAGCAAAAACAAATTTGAATAATGACATTCTCAAGAAAATGATGAATGAACTCTATATAGAAGCACAGGCTTATGATAATATTTAAGAAGGTCCAATACAAAAACTTCCTTTCAACTGGCAATAAAGAAACTACGGTTTATCTCAATCAGGATAAATCTACATTAGTTGTTGGTGCTAATGGTGCAGGTAAATCTACATTACTTGATGCTCTATCGTTTTCCCTATTTGGTAAACCACACCGTAGTATTAACAAGCCTCAACTTGTAAATACTATCAACAATAAAAACTGTTTAGTTACAGTTGAATTTTCTGTAGGTGGTTTAGAGTATAAGATCATCCGCGGTATGAAGCCCAATATATTTGAAGTATACAGAAATGGACAACTGCTAAATCAAGAATCTCATAGCAGGGATTACCAAAAAATTATTGAGCAGAACATTCTTAAGCTTAACCATAAGTCTTTTCACCAAGTGGTTGTTTTAGGATCATCTAACTTTATTCCTTTTATGCAACTACCTTCGCACTCAAGACGAAGTGTTATTGAAGACTTGTTGGATATCGGTATTTTTACTAAGATGAATGTAGTCTTAAAAGATAAAATAAATTTGTTGCGTAGTCAATCGCAAGATACTGATAATAAGCTCGATTTGCTTAAAGAAACAATTCAACTACAGGCCAAACATATCGCAGATCTTAAAAACATTGATACGTCTAATAAAGAAAAGAATGAAAAAAAGATTGCGCTGATCGATGATGAAAACCAAGTATTGATTGATAGTAATAAAGAACTACAAGAAGAGTACGATAATACTTACACTGAGGTAAAGGCGAATATGGATACCGCTCATAACAAAATACAAGATCATAGTTTCGCAGAACAATCTTGGAATTTGAATGTAGGTAAAATTGTCAAAGAGGCTAAATTCTATGAAGAAAATAACGTGTGTCCTACGTGTTCTCAAGAATTAAGTTTAGATTTAAAAACCAAAAAAGAATCTGAAGCTAGAAAAAAGGCAAAAGACATAAGTTCAAGAATAACTAACTCTATTGAAAAGCGTCTTGGTATAGAAGAATTGCATGAGAAGTACCGTAAACAATGGGTACATCTAAACGAAGTTCAAACATCTATTAATAATAATAAGTTGAGGTTGACATCCAATAACGAAAAGATTGATGACTTAAAAATAGTTGAAACCGTAAAAGACACAAAGACAGCAGAAGATAAACTGTTAAGTGATAAAGAAGAACGCGAAAAACTTTCTGAACTAAGAGTAGAACAATCTAAACTAAGTTCTTATATGGACGCATTAAGTGAGCTATTGCGTGATACAGGCATTAAAACAAAAGTTATCCGCCAGTATCTACCTGTCATGAACAAGCTTATAAATCAATATCTTCAGGTTCTAGACTTCTTTGTGTTGTTTAATTTGGATGAATCGTTCAACGAAACTATCCGTTCTCGCCATAGGGATGTATTTACTTATCCATCTTTTTCTGAAGGTGAAAAGCAACGTATTGATTTAAGCCTTCTTTTCGCTTGGCGTCAAATCGCTAAAATGAAAAACTCAGCAAATACTAATCTGTTGATTCTTGACGAAACATTTGATTCGAGCATGGATGCAGACGGTGTTGACAACCTCCTCAAAATACTTTATACACTAGGAGATGATACTAACGTTTTCATTATTTCTCATAAACAGGATATGCTCGAGGGCAAATTTCCGCGGAAACTAGAGTTTGAAAAGGTAAATAATTTCAGCAGAATGAAGTGATTTTTCATAAGTTGTTGATAGTAATATAGTTAGTGTTTTGACATAGCTGCATTTTGTTATGTACTTTTGCCTCATTCTATGGTATAATAGTACTATAACAATTAGGTAAGGTTTATGGAAAAAATACTCGATTTACAAAATCAATCATCTGTAGCACGGTTACTCGCCACAGAGAATATTACGGTCACTCACAAAAGGGGTATCACAACCGCATACTTCGATGTAAAGCATCGTGTACTTGGTCTTCCAGTCTGGAAAGATAAAGGCAAAGTGGTGTATGATATGCTTGTTGGTCACGAAGTATCACATGCTCTTTTTACTCCTGCTGATGGATTTGAAAAGTTTGTTGAGGAAGAAGGACGTAAGCATTTTGACATCTTAAACATTATTGAAGACATTCGTATCGAGCGGCTTATTAAAAACAAGTATGCAGGCATGCCAAGAATATTCAATGGTGCTTATAAGGACCTTGTAGAAAACGACTTTTTCGGCATTAACGACAAAGATGTTCCATCACTAGGCTTCCTTGATCGTTTGAATCTACGCGGTAAGATTGGTACAGTTGTTGATATTCCTCTCAACGATGATGAAGAAAAGCTTTACCGAGAATGCTATGCTGCAGAAACATTTGAAGATGTAGTTGAGCTTTATCACAAAGTAAAGAAGTTTGCACAGGAAGAAGCCGAAGCTAAAAAGCAAGAGGCTGACGACAACGAAGATCAAGAAGGTGATACTTCTGAAGATGGCGAAGGTGAACAACTTGAACCACAGGAAAGTAGTTCTGAAGATGGCGATGGTTTCAGTAATTCTTCTTTACCTGAAGATACTTCTGACGAAGCAGACGATGGCACAGAATCACACAGTGTTCCATCTGCTGTCAGTGACGAAGAAATAGAAGAGGCTTTAGGCGATTATTTAGACAAAAGAAAAAAACAATTCGCCGAAACTGACGAAGATGATGATCTTGGTCAAGACGGAGCAGGTCGTAAAAGCGATTCCAATGGTGAAGATGTTATCATTGAGCCTACGACTACAAAAGCACTTGAAGAAAATTTAGTTGACAAAGAATCGTTAAAGGCCGGTCATAAAAGGGAAGCAATTGCGCTATGGCCTACAAAAAAGACTATTAATAAACACATCGTAGGCTATAAAGAAGTGATGAAAGCTCGAGGTAAGCTTGAAGAATTTTATCCTGAAGAATATTACTGTCCTAAGGAGCGCGCTGATTACGTATCTAAACTCACCTATAGCGCGATTGAATTTAAGAAGAAGACTAACAAAAAGGTTGGAGTGCTTGCCCGTGAATTTGAACGTAGAAAAGCAGCTTATCAGTATTCACGAGCTCAAGAGTCTCGTCGTGGTACATTAGATGTAAATAAACTGCACAAGTACAAATATGACGATCAGATTTTTCAATCAGTCATGCACCTTGCAGATGCAAAAAGCCATGGTATGATATTCTTTATTGACTACTCAGGCTCAATGAGCGCGGTGCTTAAAGATGTATTAGAACACACTTTGAATCTAGTTCACTTTTGTAAGAAGGTTGGTATTCCATACAAAGTTTACTCCTTTACATCAAACTATTCTTTAGATAAAGAAGACGTTTCTCAATCAGACATGGAGTTTGATTTGTCAGATTTAGTTTTGGCAGAATTATTTTCAAGCGAAATGTCATCAAAAGAATACAACGAAGCTTTTCAAATGGTGACTTGTCAAATTCTTAATTCTACTGAATACAGATTTAGCCAACAAGGAATTTCAAAATTCGAACACTTAGGTGGTACTCCACTTGATCATACACTAATTGCTTCACACCAGATTGTAGACGATTTTAGAAAAAAGAACCCTGTGCAAAAGCTTAATGTCATTATTCTAACTGATGGTGAATCACACAGTTGTGGTCCAAGTGAAGCTTGGTCTGCAAGTACATTTTTCACCAACGTAGGAGGAAAGCAAAAATCGATCAAACGTCATTATGCAACTGCTCAGTATATTAAGTTATTGAAAGAAGTTAAAGGTGTCAACACGATTGGCTTCTTTCTTCCAAATAACAAACGTGCCGGTAATCAACATCTCAATCGAATGGCAGCTCATGCACATGGTAATGGCTCGGCTTATGGAAAGGCAGGAGATTATATGAAAAAGTACCGCAAGGACAAATACTTCCACATGCCCGAATGCTTTGGTTACGATTCGTACTTCCTACTATCGAGTGACATTGAAATTGAGGATGATGACTTCGACTTCTCGGGCTCTGAAGGTAAGGACCTCGCAAACAATCGTGGCGAACAGTCTAAATTAGCTCGCCAGTTCGCAAAACACAATGTGGCTAATAAGACAAACCGAGTGATTATGACTAAATTTGCCGAAATAATTGCATAATAACGGTGTACAAACTAGGAAACTCAAGGTATAATAGATCTATAATAAAGCAAAAGGTTAAACAATATGACAAAAACACTCAATACAATACTCAAGGAGACAGGTAAGTCTTCTTTTTCGAACAAGGAAATCATGATCGTAGCTACAGCAAATGGCTTCGACCCCAAAGATGCCTATAAGGAAATCAATAATTTACATCGTGTAAAGCGTGGTGTATACTCCTTTGAATTGCCTGCAGTAAGTGCTCCTGTAGCACCTCAGGTACCTCAAACAGCAATGGCTAATATCGCCTTCAGGGGAGTAGCTTCAGTCTCTAATGATGAAGTCTACGTACCGGCTGTCGATCCTACTTACATCAAGTGGGGTGAGTACAACACAATCATGAAAATCATAAAGTCAAATATGTTTTTCCCAACGTATATCGCTGGCCTTTCAGGCAACGGTAAGACAATGATGGTAGAACAGGCTTGTGCTAAAACAAAGCGTGAATACGTACGAGTCCAAATCTCTCCTGAAACAGATGAAGATGATTTGATTGGTGGCTTTCGCTTAGTCAATGGTGAAACAGTTTTTCAAAAAGGACCAGTGGTAAAAGCTATGGAACGTGGTTGCATACTTTTGATTGACGAAATCGATCGTGCTACGAACAAGATCATGTGTCTCCAAGGAGTACTTGAAGGCAATCCTATTCTTTTGAAAAAGACAGGAGAGGTAGTAACACCTGCAGACGGGTTTAACGTAATCGCCACAGCCAATACTAAAGGCCGCGGCTCAGACGACGGTAGATTTACCGCAGCATCAATCATTGACGAAGCATTCCTCGAAAGATTCGTGTGTGTAATTGATCAAGCTTTTCCTCAGCCAACAATTGAAAAGAAGATTGTCGAAAAGCATATGGCTAAGTTCGGTGTTGAAGATACTGAATTCGCTGAAAAGCTTATTGCATGGTCAAACGTTATCCGCAAAACCTTTGAGGCTGAAGGTGTGGAAGAAGTGGTTTCCACTCGCCGCCTTTGCCACATTGTGAAAAGCTTCTCAATCTTTGAAGATCGCATGAAGGCAATCAACATGTGCATCAGCCGATTCGATGAAGAAACACGTGTAGCATTCTTAGATCTTTATACTAAGATTGATGAAAGCCAACTTACCGAAAACGGTGAGATTGTACAAGACGACGCTGCCGCGTTAAACAACATCTTAAATGAATATAACAAAGAAGGCCACGAAGAAGACGTGCCTTAATAACAATTTGCGGTGGAGATCGCAAGTCATAACCTAACCTAAAGTCCTACCGTTGAGCGTCATAACTTAACGGTAGGCAACTTTTTATAGAACAGAAAACAATATGAGCAAAACATCAAAACCAGGCGCAGACCTACGGGCACCAAATCCATCTAAAAGAAAACTACTAGGACGTTCAAGTGGAAATATGGTATTCAACGAAACAGTTCAAAGAATGGTAACTCCTAAAATGGATAAAGCCATTAAGAACAATAGAGAAAAAAGAAAGTAATGACAGAAGACCAATTAAAGGAATGGGAAATAAAGGCAAAGTTTGCTAAGAAAAAATCAGCAAGTGGTGGTATAAAGTTTGATGACGATAAACCAGATTATAGCCTATTGCCGCCTAATGCTTTAGAAGATGTTGTTAAAGTATTAACCATTGGCGCAAAAAAGTATGATAGACACAATTGGAAAAAGCTTGATAATATTAACGATCGTTATTTTGCTGCAGCGCAACGCCACCTTTGGGCCTTACAAAAAGGCGAAACTTTCGACGACGAAACCGGCATTCATCATGGAGCTCACGCAATATGCTGTATGATGTTTTTAGTTGAATATAACTATTTACAAAACACTAAACACAAGGTATAATACTATATTATGAAAATCAGTAAAGAAACCCTCGATGTCCTGAAAAACTTTTCAGTCGTCAATCCTAATCTTGTTATCAAAGAAGGTAACAAGTTGTCAACCATCGCTGAAGCAAAAAACATTATGGCATCAGCGAATGTTCCTGAAACGTTTCCAAAAGAAGTTGGAATTTATGATTTGAATGAGTTTCTTTCAGCTCTATCATTAATCAGTGATCCTGAATTTGAATTTGGTGAAGATTCAGTTGTCATTAAATCGCCTACTGCATCTATTACGTATCGTTATGCAGATACGAGTATTTTAACGGCACCACAAAAAGAGGTAACTATGCCTGATGCTGATGTCAACGTTGATCTTTCGGCTGATGACATTGCACATATCCGTAGAGCAGGTGGTGCACTAGGCCACTCTGTGGTTTCAATCGTTTCTAAAGAGGGTGATGATAAAGTCTTTTTGCAAGTAAAAGATCCTAATAATTCTTCTGCGAATGTATTCGAACTTGAAGTAGGCAGCGCTTATAGTACTACAGTCGACTTTGATCTGCAGTTTCTTATTAGTAACTTAACACTTATTCCTGGTGACTATAAAGTCTCAGTAAGTTCTAAGCTAATTTCCCATTGGGAATGTATAAATAACAACTCGGTGGAGTATTGGATCGCACTAGAAAAAAGCTCTACCTTTAATGATGGATAAATCATGCCAAATAGACCTAAAAAAAGTAAAAACATGAGTGAAGAAACACAAGAAACACAAGAAGTACAAGCACCTGAAGTAAACATTGGAGACTTTGGTGCGATTTTACAAATCATCGATGTTGCATCTACCCGCGGCGCGTTTAAAGGAGCTGAACTTAGCTCTGTTGGCGCAGTACGCGATCGTGTAGCAGCTTTCGTTGATTTCTATACGCCGAAAGAAGAAAAAGCCGGCGAGGAAGATGCCGCAAATGAAGCAACTACTGATGGCGCAGAAGTGACTGAGGAAACCTCTGAGTAGTTGAAAGCCACGACCTGAGTATGTCGGTTTTGAAAAAAACTACTCAACACTTTTGATTTACATACCTTTGATCTTAAGGTATAATTATATTATGACAAAACAAAACGAATTCTTGTGGGTCGAGAAGTATAGACCTCAAACTATTGAAGATTGTATTCTTCCAACAAGTCTAAAAAAGACTTTTCAAAAAGTTGTAGATACTGGTGAAATGCACAATATGCTACTTACTGGCTCTGCAGGCTTAGGTAAAACAACTGTCGCTCGTGCCTTGTGTAATGAACTCGATTTAGATTGCTTACTTATTAACGCTTCTGAAGAAGGTAACATCGATACACTTCGTTCTAAAATTAAACAGTTTGCGTCTACGGTTTCTTTAAATGGTGGTAATTATAAAGTCGTTATCCTTGACGAAGCTGATTACCTAAATGCCCAATCAACACAACCTGCGTTACGCGGCTTTATCGAAGAGTTTAGTTCTAATTGTAGATTTATACTTACATGTAATTTTAAGAATCGTATTATTGAACCTCTTCACTCTCGCTGTGCTGTAATCGAATTCAACACAACGAAAAAGCAGCTAGGTGAATTGTGCGCTTTGTTCATGAAAAGAATGCAAACTATTCTAGAAACTGAAGGTGTTGATTATAATAATAAGATACTCGCCGAATTGATCATGCGGTATGCACCAGATTGGCGCCGTGTAATTAACGAGTGTCAACGTTATTCATCTTCAGGCGAAATCACTTCAGACGTATTGATTGGCTTGTCAGATCAAAACATTGCTTCACTAGTCACTTACTTAAAGAGTAAAGACTTCAAAAGTATGCGATCTTGGGTAACTAATAATGCAGACGTTGATTCATCTGTTATTTTCCGCAGAATTTACGATACGTTGTACGAGTTTGCAAGTCCGCATTCTATTCCTGCGATTATTCTTATCCTTGCTGATTACCAATATAAAGCGGCCTTTGTTGCTGATAAAGAACTCAACACTGTCGCGTGTCTAACTGAAATCATGGCATCATCAGAATGGAAGTAAAAAAGCTAAGCCCATTCGATTTTATTAAATCGATCAACGAAGGTAATAAAGGTAAACACCTTTTGCGTGATTGCACAGCAGACAACTCGCTAGAATCGTCGAATCCAGATTCGGCCGATAAACAGTATGTTCCATTCATCATTAATCGAGGGTTGTCATACTTTAAAGACACCGCTCTGTTCGCTAATGAAATGAATTTACACGCCAACTTACCTCATCGTATGCAATACGACTTCTATAAAAATATAGTTACTCACGGCCGCAGATTTTCTAAGTGGGGTAAAAAGGCTAAATCCAGTGAAGATATAAAAATGATTCAAAAAGCTTACAATTATTCTAAACAGAAAGCAGAAGCGGTGTATCCTATTATGTCAAAATCACAAATAAAATCGTTACATGATATTTTTGATAAAGGAGGTAGATAAAGCGTAAGTTGCAATTAGTATAAATAATTCTTTACAATGGAATAAATTATGCAAACGCAAACACCAGTTGAATGGACACCTTCAGATATGTTGGAGGTACTACTAAATGAGCCTGACGATTTTCTTAAAATTAAGGAAACTCTTACTCGTATTGGAGTATCTTCTAAAAAAGATCATAACACTTTATTTCAAAGCTGTCATATTCTTCACAAGCAAGGTAGGTATTTTATAGTACACTTTAAAGAACTTTTCATGCTTGACGGAAAACCTTCTAATTTTACTGAAGATGATATTTCGCGCAGAAACACTATAACAACTCTTTTATCTGATTGGGGATTATTAACCATAGTCGATGTAGCACAGGCAGAACCAAAAACATCTTTACGTCAAATAAAAATTATTTCACACAAAGATAAACAAGAGTGGAGTTTAGAATCTAAATACTCAATTGGTAACGTTAAAAAGGCATAAACGTATAAATAGATTTATATGTGTGTAGTAGCTGTAAAAAGGTTAAAAAACCATGGTTGGATCGGGATTAAAAATCGCGATAGGAATTACCAAACTGAAGTTGACATTGTACAAAACAATCGCGAAGGAATACAGCGCTTATATATCGATGACAAATTGAGTCGTTGGACAGAAGGATTAAACGAGTATGGTGTCTGCGTTTTATCAGCATCTTTGTCAGTAAAGAGTGATGAAAAAGAAGGTGATAAAATTACTAACCAACGATCAGCTCGTAGGAATGCTGATGGTTATTATTCTCCTGACGGTAAAGCTATTCGTAAAGCGCTTTTAGAAAAAACTCCTGAAGCTGCAGCTAAAATTTTAATCGCTCATGAACTTTCAGGATGTACTTATGTCTTCAATGAAAAAGATTGTTATTTAATTGAAGGAGGTTTTTTAGTACGTAAAGAAGATGCTACTAAAGACAACCCTCGAAAGTTTATTCACAAATTGGTTAAACTCAAAGATGATGAAATTTCCGTAAGAACAAATCATGGTGTACTAATTCCAGAACTTGGTTATATGGAAGATCCTGAAGATGATAAATTAAAATATGCTCGAAAAAGTTCTGAAATGCGTTATAAGTATGCAACAGAATTTATGAAGCCTGACTTTAAATTAGCAACAGACGCGATTGACGCTTTAGCACAAACGCCAGATAAAGATATTTTCATGAATCCTATTCGTACAGGTGATACTAAAAAGGCTGAGATGGTTACAACAGGGCAATTACTTTTAACACCAAAAGATAGAACACTTCACTATAGACCAATTTATTCTTCAGTCGCATTTAAATACGATAAATTAAATGGGCCAGAAGCCAAAACCTTTTTTGAAATAATTTCATCGCGAAAGCTTTTATCGTTTAAAGAATATAACACATTCTCAAAAAGTGTAAGAGTAATCGTATAAATAAACTTTTAAGGTAACACGCTGTTACTTTGAATGAGATGCCTTCGGGGTCTTACAACACATAACCTGCCTAACGGAGGAAAACAAAATGACAAATACATACACATGGCCAGGCCAATCCTGGACAATCGGTTTCGATACTATGTTTGATAGTATCGAAAAACTACAATCACAACAACAAGGTTATCCACCTCACAATGTTGTGAATCACGGCGAAGACAAATACGAAATTGCTCTTGCTGTCGCGGGCTTCAACGAAAAAGATTTATTCGTTGAGCAAGAAGAAAACGTTCTCACAATCGCATCTAAGGATGTAGATCTGAACGGTAATAAAGAATACATCCATAAGGGTATTGCAACACGCAAATTCAAAAGAAAATTCACATTAAGTGAATATGTTGAAGTTGAATCTGTTGCACTTGTTGATGGTATTCTATCTGTCTATCTGGTAAAAAATATTCCAGAAGAAAAGAAGCCTAAAACTTTCACGATTGGCGCTGAGACACCTCAGTTCCTTTCTGAATAACAAAAAACAAACTAGACATGGCGTCGTGCATTCGCGGCGTCATGTCATTTAATACATACAAAAATATGAATAAAAAAACAATCATTAAATACATCGTAGGTGCAGTAGTACTTTACGTTGCATACTCATTCTTCTTCGGTGCTAAAGCCGAAGCCCAAGAAGTCGCAAAGACTTGGGAGGTTCAAGGCGAAGTGGGGCAATATGAAAAACGTATTGACACTGGTGCTTATACCGGAGATGATGCAGCATTCGTAAAACTAAGCACAGACTTAGGTGTTATCGGAGGCCTATCACTTGTAGGTGATCTTGAATATGTCAACACTGATGACTATCAGGTTTATGCAACTGTTGGCACTGAACTTAACACCTTTATTGGTGTGCTCGGTGTTTATGGCGAATATTCAACTGGGGCTGTTGAAGCTGGCGAAGGCTTGTTTGAAGTTGGAGCAGCTTATGGTCTAAACCTTTTTGGTTTGGACACAGTAGTTGCAGCATCAGCAAATGAAGATAGCGCATATAGTGCAGAACTCTCAAGCGAGTATGCTCTATATTCTGGTAAAGCCTTTGCGCTTTCTATTGGAGCAGCGTATGGTCAAACATTTGAAACACAAGCTGATTACGATTACACTCTTGGATTTGCTCGTATTTCTACGACAGGTCCAGTATCAGTATTCGTAACTGTTAACTATCTTAATAGCGATGCTGTTAATGGTACTGATGGAGTTTGGGAAGCTACTACCGATTTTGGTGTAGCATTCAGCTTCTAATTTAAAGGTCTTTCCCTCTTTCGCCTAAAGTAAAGGGGACTTTTTTTATAAATAGATACATGCAATCATTCAGTGAGTACTTACTTGAAGCAAAAGGGAAAAAACTTTTCATTGAAGGTTGGCACGGTACACGTAAACCTTTTAAGCCACCATTCAAAGAAACATTGCAGGGAAGTGAAAACGATGATGGCTTTTCAGGTAAAGGCTTTTATTTTTTCGGCAATGAAGAAGACGTTAAGTTTGCAGTGCCTAAAGGTTACAAACAGAAGTTTGAAATTAAACTAAAGAACGCATACAATTTAGATAAAGACGACATCTTCTCAAAAGATACAGATTTGCCATTTGGGCAATACCGAGATGAGGAAACCTTGCGTTTGCTGAAAGAAGGTTACGACGGAGCTTACCGCACAATGAATGGAAAACTTGAAGAATTGTGTGTGTTTTCTTTTAAGAAAGAAGGCTTTGACGGCAATAAGAAGATTAAAACTATAAAAGGAGAAGATTGGGAAAAAATATAGTGTACATACCGTAAATCTTATGGTATAATTATATTATGATTTTAACCGGATTTTACACTAGTGTCGAGCGATTAAGTAACAAACTTCTATATCGAGGTTACGACGACGAGGGAAAAAAGATAAGCCATCGAATTGCGTATAAGCCTACGCTTTATCTTAAGTCTCAAAAGGCAGTTACAGATTGGAAAGCTCTGGATGGTACACCTGTCGAGCCTTTACAATTTGGCTCAATGAAAGAAGTCAGGGAATTCGAAAAGTCTTATAAAGGTGTTCCTGACTTTTGCCTTTATGGTAATACTCGTCACATTCCTGCGTTTATTCAGAATCAGTTTCCCAATGAAATTGTTTACAATCGCAACATGGTCGATGTTGCTTCTTTGGATATTGAAACCGCGTATGGTGATGGCTTTCCTGAGGTCGACAATCCAGTAAATCAGATTCTTACGATTGCTTACAAAAGCTCAAAAGATGACACTTATCGTGTTTGGGGTATGAAACCTTACGATGAAGCAATCACCGCGCTTAAGCATTTAAAAATCGAGTATCGCCAGTTCACTGAAGAATCTTCAATGCTTTCTGCATTCATCGATTATTGGGCAGAACCAGACAACACACCTGATATCATTACTGGTTGGAATACTCGGTTCTTCGATATTCCTTACATGGTAGCTCGAATGGCGTTCTTACTCGGCGAAGAAAAGGTTCGTAATCTCTCACCTTGGCGTAAGATCGAACGTAAAGAAATCTTTGTCAAAGGTCGTCAGCAAATCGCTTTTGACATCATGGGTATTCAACACCTTGACTATATGGAACTCTTTAAGAAGTTTGCATATACTTATGGTAATCAAGAATCGTATTCGTTGAATCATATTTCAAGTGTAGTACTTGGTGAAAAGAAACTCGACTATTCTGAGGTTGGTACACTTCGTGACTTGTATGATGCAGACTTTCAAATGTTTGTTGACTACAA